CATCAATTTTATATTCAGTAGAATCATTGAAATTTTCATTAATTTTTGATGCTTCTGATTCCATTTTAGCTAATCTTGTATAGTAATCAGGAATTTCGCTAAGATGATCTTTTGCAATTCTTTCTGCTATTGCTGGATCTGTTGTATGTTCCATCTCAACTTTTTTACCCATCTCAATTTGATTTTGATCAAATGAACCATTAAAATTCATTGATTTACCAGCATGTAAAAAACTAGATAATAATCCATAAACATAACCTTCAAAAACATGTGTATCAATTCCAAGTTTATCGGATAAACTATGAATCATATTATCATCAATTTTTTCATTATTTCTGAATAAATCTATGATAGCTGCTTTAGCATTACCAACTTCATCAGTTGGTGCTACATCTTCTTTTAAAGCTCCTTGAACAATTTTTTTACCTTTTGACTTTATATATTGATCAGCCTTTTCATAATCTGTATCTGTCAATAGGTTCATATATTCAGCAGGAACATAATGTGATGCATTTATATAATTATATAATCTTTCTAATCTGCTAGTGATTGGTGAATTTTTCAATAATTGTAAATATTGTAAATCAGACCCCAAATTAATATTTGATTCTTTTAAGAATTGTTTAAATGTTTTCATCTTTATTTCCTTATAATGTATCTAAAAATTTAGCAAATTGTCTAACTTTAAGTTGCTCTAATCTTTTCTTAGTAATCATATCACATTCTTTCATTAATGTTTCATATTCACGAACATATTTTTGTAATTCTTTATTAGAGTACATTTTAGTCCATTCTTGTTGTTCAAGGATTGAATTAACCATAGCATCAGGTGCACTTGGATTAGATACAACATCAACTGCATTTAACATAAATTGACTTACTAAACCGTCAGATTCATTAATGTTACCCATACCTCTTGAACTTACACCAAGTCTAACACCATTTGTAAGTAAACCACGAACGATATTTCCACATGGAGTTCCAACTAATACTTGAGCTTTACCAATAAAATTGCTTGGATTTTCTGGATCACTTTCAAGTTTAATTAATTTAACTGCAGCTCGTTCTGGATTAACAACTGGACTATCTGGGTGATTTAATTCACCTAAAGCAGTATGTGTATCAATAAATTCTTTTCTATAATTATCTACAGCTTCTTTCATAACTTCAAATGGATATACACGTTCATTTTTGTTTTGAACATCCGCTTGCATGAAAATACCTTCAATAAATAAATGCTTTTCAGTTGAACTTATATTATCTTCAACTAAATTTAATCCTGAAAAGTTTTCTGTAATAAGTAATTGTTTATTCATAAATATCTCCACCTTTTAAAAGGCTGTTGTTGAAATTTCCAATTTCTAAAATTTTACCATCATTATCTGTACCAATAAAGAAATTATTGTCATGTATGAAATATGAAAATTTATTATCGGAATATTCTGCATTTTTTAATTTTGAGGTTGTTGGAAGGTCAAAATTGTTCATTTTAGCTAAATTATCTAAATCTACTGATTCAACCAAATCTCTAAGTCTACCAAAATTTTCACATACAACTCTTTCATAACTTTCACGTTTGGCTTCAGTAAGCTGTTTTAATTTTGAAAATGCGTGTTTTTTAAAGGATAAAAAATCCATTTATTTTGCCTTTACTAATTTTTCTTTAATTGATTTAATATCAATCGATTTCTTATCAACTAAAGTGTTTAAAATCTCTTTTAGTTTAATTTGAAGTTCTGGAACACTTGCATTATTTACAAATGCTGAAAATTTATAGAATTTTAAAACATTATCTTCATAGAACTTCATTTCAGTAAGTTGTTTTTTAATATCATATCCATTGAATTGATATAAAAAACTTGCATATTTAATTGGACAATTGAATAATACTTCGACATATGAGCTATATTTACCAAAAGGTTTTATATTATAACAACCAAATTTGCATGATTCACTTGAAGGATTTTTAGGTAAAACAATATCTCTTACTAAACTCTCCTTAAGTTGTTCCAATTTTTGTATTGATTTCTTTTTCATATCAATATAATTCATTTTGAGTCCTTTACTTTGCTTTTTTAGCTTCACCAATCATTTTACCATTTGGTTTTTTATAATCTTTGTAATATTTTTTATTACCATCTTTGGTATTAGATATAAATTTTTCTGCTTCACCAGCTGATTTGAAACTTTTAACAGTTTTTTTAGTTTCTTTGTTGATAACTTTCCAAGGATTTTCTTCTTCATTCACTGAAGATTCTTTTTTACCATATTTATCCCAGGCTGTCGCGTACAAGACACCTTCCCAACCATCACCATAACGAGCTTTAAATTCTTCTTTATTATCGTTAATAAATTTTTCTGCTTCTGGTCCTGGAGGAGCAACTTCAGTTAATTTGTTACAACTTTCATCTGCACTTGCATCACCATTTCCAGCTTCTGTATTTCTTAAAGCAAATTCTTTTTCAGCTTCTGTTGATTCATCTACAGCAGATTCAATTGCAACATCACTTACGTTTTTAGCACCTAATCTTTGAGCTGCTAATTTTTTTGCTTCCCAAATTCCATCAGCTTCATCTTTTTTAATTTCAACTTTTTTACCTTTGTAAAAAGCTATCCAACCTGCAAATTCAGCTTCTTTTAAATTTTCTGAACCCAATAGATCATCTTTCATATCAACATCTTCAATTGGTTGTGATGTTTCTGGATTTAATTCCTGACCATCTACAACAATTTCAACATCTTGTTCTTCATCTTCTGGATCTTTTAAAAGTGTTGATGCAAATTCAGCTTCATGTAATTTGATTGCATTTTTTACTTTTTCTCTCATAGACTCTTTAAATGCCTTTTTAAAAGCAATTTTACTATCTTCTTCGATTAGTTTTAATAAACTCATTTTAATTTTCCTTACGATGCTTTCCAATAATCAAATTCAAATGTTGTTTTGAATGTTGAAATTTTATTTTCTGATTCTTGAGTTAACTCTATTTCAGCAATTTCAGTTGGCCATAAATTATACATTGTATATGTGCTTAAAACATTATCATTTTTATCTAATGCTTCAACTGTTGCATCTACAACTGGCATCATATTTTGACCAGTAATTGCATCTTGTTCAATATAATAATTATGCCATGCTTCTAATGTTTTACGAATATCAAATGATTTACTATTATAAACATCAACACTCCATGCTGCAGCTGGCTCTTTATCTCCAGCTATTTTGATCGTTTGTCCACGATATTTTACTGAAATTGCATTTATTTTTTGTCCTGGTATTGATGAAGCAATACATAAGAATTGTAATGATGTTTCAGCATCACCAGATATTGCAAACGATGGGAATGGAATACTCACTCTATATTGGTTTCCACGAAAACCACCACTCGCTAATTTTTGACGAAATTCATCAAGTTTTACCATTTAATTTTTCCTTATAATATAATCTTTATATATAATTATTTATATAATTTTGTTTTTACAAAATAACTTGTTCATCTGATTCAGTTGAAATTTCATCTGGATTGTTTCCAAATTCATTATTTGGATTATCTGGATTTGCAACAGGTTCAGCTTTATTTTCATCTTCAATCTGAGTTACTTGTTCTTCGGTTAGACCTAACACAGTTTTGTTTACATAATTTTTAGAGAAATATTTACCTTCACCAACATAATTATCAATTCTATCTAAAACTGATATTTTTTCAGATAACATTTCAAGATTTCTTAAATCTGTAATATATGTACTAGATAAATAATCAAAATTGATTTGTTTATATATTTTATTCCATAATGCTAATGTGATTATATTTTTAAGAATTAACTGTGTTTTTAATAAATCTAACCACATTGTATTAAAATTTGATCTAAGTTGATTGATATGTTTAGAAAAATTTAATTCATCACGGTTTATTTCTGAACTTCTACCTAAGAAGCTTCCTGCCTCATCATTCAATCTTGATAGTGGAACTTTTAATGATTTATATAATTTCTTTTGGAAATAAAATACATCCTCAATTTCACCTAAATTTTGACCAGCTGCTAATGTTGAAATTTCAGCAGTGTTACTTCCATTTCTTCTTGGAATGAATATATTTTCTTGTAATGAAATTGCTCTTGAATCTGTATCTACAGCTCCAGTTACTGAATTGTAGTTTGTTTTATTTCTAAATTCTTGAACGTATTCCTTCATAGCAGATTCAGCTTTAGCTTTAGGTAAACCAGATACATCAATATAGTGTATCAATTTTTCAGATGATCTTGAAATACGATATATAATTGTTGCATCTTCAAGAATTGATAGTTGATTTAACGGTTTTATTGCAGGATGTAAATAACTAACAATGAATTTATTGTTCATTGCACCTGCTGTGTTTCTAAGATTTTTATTTGATGGTTCTTCTTTATAACAATATAAGCCACTATGACAATATGCAACAGCATCTTGACTTAATAGTAATGATTGACCTGCAAAACCTGCTTGATCTCCATTTGGAGAGTATAAGAAGTATGTAACTTCTTTTTCAATTATAACAGCACCTGTTTCTGGGTCTACTTCTCTTTCAACTTGTTTAACTTTACGTATATCTAAGGCATCAATTCTTCTTAAATCAATCAAACCTTTTTTAAGATTACTTTTATCAACAATCTTTTGAAAGAATAATCTACCATCAATATACCAATCTCTAACAATATTTGCTGCATTATTTTTAAAATTGATTAAATTTAAAATATTGTTAAATTCATTAACAATATCTTCTTTTAAAGCAGGATCTAATATAATATCATCAATTTTATCCAAATTTATTGAAACCGGCATTTGATTATCATCAGTTATATTAACAAGTTCATTAACAATATTTTGGATTGCTCTATCACAATCTACGTTTAATGACATATCTCTATATTTTTTTATAAGATTTGATTCATCATCATATAGGTAATCTGAATTGAATACTCTTGATGAAAAAGCTGGTCCAACTGAATCAACTATTAAACCACCATCTTCATCTGCAGCTAGTATTTTTGATGGATTTGATTTATCCGGATTTTTTGAATTTATGCTTAAACCAAATTTATTTTTTATATTATCAAAAAAGCTCATTTTATGCCTGTAAAAATTTTGTGTATTATAATATTATTTATAAATAATAATATATTAAATTGTGGAATTATTATGTCAGTAAAATATTTAAAAATAGCAGAAAAAAATGTATCATTATTTGGTAATATCTTTAGTGATCTTAGTATCACAAGAATAAAATCAACTAATACCTCTGTTACTCAAACTATCAAAGTTCCAATAACTTATGCAGGTAAAGAAAGTTTCAATTATTTGATAAAAAATAAATTAACTAATCAAGATCAAGTTAAAGTACAGGCAGTATTACCTGCTATGGGTTTTGCATTAAAAAATATATATTACGATTTAACAAGACAATTAAATAGAAATAATGTAATATCAGGTTCTTTTAATGATGAATTAACTGTTGAATATAATAAAGTACCATATAATTTTGATTTTGAATTGAATATTGCTGCAGTTCATCAAAGTGACTTATTACAAATTATTGAACAAGTTGTGGTTTTATTTAAACCTGATTTAAATCTAACAGTTAAATTGTATGAAGAACTTGAAGAAAATGAAGTTGATGTATCTGTAACATTAAAAAATAATGTTTTTGAAGAATTTAATACATTTGACACTCCGTTTGATTCTAAGACAACTAAACCATTATTTTATACTTTGAATTTTACATTGAAAAGTTGGTTATACTGTACTGGTGAAAATGATTTAGTTGCTAAAAAGATTAAAGAAGTGGATCTCGGGATATGGCCATGGGATACACCAATAAGTGATGTAACTTTAGATGAACTATATCCAACAGTTATTACAGAATAGGAAATAAATATGAAAAATAATATTTTAACAAGAGATGAATTCAAATCATATTGCTTAAGAAGTTTAGGTGATGGTGTTATAGAAATTAACGTTTCTGATGATCAAGTTGAAGATAGAATTGATGAAGCAATTCAATTTTGTCAAGAATTTTTATATGAAGGTTCAACATTAACATATTACAAATACACATTAACTGATGAAGATTTTACAAATAGATATGTAACTTTACCTAATGATATAATTTCTGTTACTGATGTTCTTTATAATACATCTTATATTGGAAATGTTTTGAATAATGTTTTCAAATTGTCAACAATCAGTATGATTAACAATATCAATACACCTACAACAACAATCTCAAATTTTTACTTTTCAAAATTAAATTTAGCAACTTTAAATGCAGTTTTAAATGCATTCAGTCCAACAAGATTTAGTTATTCAACAGGGAAACTTTATATAGATTTAGATTGGTCAACAACATTTACAAATGATGACACAAAAAACATTCTTATAAAATGTTATGTTTCAATAGACCCAGAAACGAATACAAGATTTTGGGATAATATATTCTTAAAAAGATACACTACTGCATTGATTCAAAAGCAATGGGGTAAAAATCTAAGTAAATATAATGGTGTAACTTTACCAGGTGGAACTCAACTTGATAGTAAAAATATCATAGATGAAGCTAATAAAGAACTTGATTCATTAAAAGAAGAAATAATGAATTTTGAAGCTAATCCAAGAGTTATTGTTGCTTAGGTTCATCTAAAGCTTCTGCTGAGATTGCCATATAACCCACACTATCCAAAATAGAATCATAATGATTTGGTGTATTATTTAACCTTGAAAATTTAACTAACACCATCATCAAAGCAACATCTTGTGCTGTAATTGGTTTACTTAATTTTCCTTGTAAATAATTATTCCAATAATTTGCTGTATGTTGCATATTATCCAAAGGATTTCCATACACATTTGATCTTTCTCCACAAATTAATTTTTGTGCTTTATCTAAAATTTGTTCACGTTTTGTTTTCATATTATTATCTCTGATTGATTTGTTGTAAATATAATTGAAATTCTCTTTTTGCTTCACTTAACATTAAACTATATTTAGCTCTAGCATATTCATTTTTCATACGATTAACTTCGAGTGTTAATTCCATAAATTCACCATTGTCACCTAATTTTAAACATTCTAATGCTTGAGCTTTAAATCTTTGAAGTTTACCCAAACCTTTTTTAGATTGAATATCTTTTGTTTCCTTAAGTTGTTCTCTATTAATTTGATCTTGATGTTTTGTGATTATATTTAATGATTTGTTGAAACAATCTTGAATGTCTTCTTCCATTAAATCTAATTCAGGATAGGTTTGTTTACAATTTTGAACAAAATGCAAGGCTGCTAAATATTCTTCATTTGTTATAGGTTTTTTCAACATAATAGTTCTCCTTAATATTTTTACATATTATAATATATTTTTATTCAAAAATAAACATAATTTTTAACAATATTCAGGATAAAATTGAATACCAACTTTCTTTGTAAATAAACCTGATGGTGTTTTACCTGATGAATATCTAGTAGCAGGTTTTGATTTCTCTGGACCTATGAAGATATATTTAGGTGCTTTTATATGTTTTTTAATTAATACAACCCACTCTTCAAAATCATAATACATATTATCTGGTGTTCCTTTCCATCTCTCAGTATTTAAACCAAAAGGTGGACAAACAAATACTGTTTTATCTGTTATAATTGTCTGTGCTAAAACATCTCGAACAATCCAATTATACCATTTGCATAGATTTGGATTAATATCATATGCTTCTATCTTATCTTTATATTCAATATTATGTTTTTCAAACCATCTTTTAGCACCTTCAACAATGCCTGAAAATCCTGCCATTGGACAATAAATTCCATTACTTATATCAATTTCAGTTTCTTCTAAAACTCTTTCAAAATAACTTGGCATCAATGCAGTTACTTTTGGTGCAATTTTTGCAATTGTAAATCTTAATTGAACTTCCTCTAAAAGTTTTTGTTTATTATCAAATGAATTCTTAATACGTTTAACAAAATCTGGATATTGATTTAATATGATTGATTTATTAGTTATCCAAAATAAATTTTTTATTGCATGATTTAAATAAAATTCATTGCTCCATGCATCTCTTGGAGTTGGTTTTTTTGCAACATTACAATCCCAAATTGGGTGACCTGCAGGCCATTTATTAGTTCCTGGAAGAGGATTTGATTTACATAGTTCTAAAACTTGTTCTTTAGTTTTATTAAACAATATATCAGTATGATAATTTTCCATTTTATTCCTTCCATATCCAAGTATCATTACCTAAATCATAAACTGGATAGCTTTCATTATGTTCCATATTCCATAACTCAGATTCATTTTGATTAAATTCTTCAAGTATATCTTTCAATTTAAATTTTTGAAATTTTATGCGACTTCCACTATATCTACCAATGTAATTATAATTTGATTCAGATGAGGATTTAAATTCAAATCCAAGTCTTTTATATATTTCACCTTTAAAAATTCGTTTATCACAATAACTAACAATTGAATTTGGTTTATAATTTTCAATGAAGTATTTAAATAATTTTTCAGCTCCACCAACTATAGTTGTGTTTAATAAACTGCAAAGTCTAATAAGTTCATATTGATAATTTTTATTGAATCTTGGTTTTCCAAAAGTCATAACTTCAACAAGTTCATTATTGTGAAACAAACCTAATTTAATAGATGTATTTGCTGCACCTTGAATATGATTAAAATTTAGAAATTCATTTGATTCTTTAGATGAAATTTCTTTAACATCACATTTACGAGCATAAATAACATTTTTATTTTTGTTTAAAATAGACTTACAAATTTCGTTTTTATTATTCCATTCATAATCCCAAAATATAATCTTATCATTATATTTATTTAAGAATTTTTTATAATTTGGAATATACGGTATAACAACATAATTTTCATATTTTTGTGTTATACACCAATCTAAAAAATCTTCATAAAAGAAAAATTCAATAAAATTTAAATTATTTTCCTTTGCAGTTTTTCTTTTGAGTGGATCTCTAGTTGTCCATGTGTCTAATGTATAACCACCAACATTATCTTTTATATCTTGATACATTTTAACATGTTTAGGATTATTTTCATCATATAAAATTATACCATATTTATCATATACAGGTTTGTGTGTCCATGAATAATTACATTCAATATAAAGATCTTTTTCTTTAATATAAAAATCACAGTTGAAAGGATATAATTCAGATTTATATTGTCTTTCAATTGTTAGGTTTGGAAACAAACAACATAAGCTAAAATATGTTTTTTCTTCCGGAATAGAACTGTTGAATGTGTTGTTTTTCTTTTTAGTTTCATATTCTTTTTGAAGTTTAGAATGTAACCATTCTTTATTATTAAATAATTTTCTATATTCATCGGTTCTAGCATATGAACTCTCACCATATTTTTCAATCATAGTGTTAATAGCTTTATTTCTATTTGTATAATATTCAAAGCCGTGATTTTTTAATTTAGTTTCACGTGATTTTTCTTTTATATTTTCATTAGATAATCCAAATTCAACACCATATCTTTCTAAATTTGTTGATTTTCTTTTAGATGTATTATTATAAGTTTCAACACCATATCTTTCTAATTTAGTTTGTTTTTGTTTTAATGTTCTGTTTAAAATATCTTCAGAACTTCTATTTTTCCAAGATTGCTTAGATTTTAAACTTATTTTCTTTCTTTTTTCATCTGTTAAATTATTTTTAACTTTATTAGATATATTTTTCTTAAAACATTCTTGATTTGAACATGTTGAATTATAACCAGTTGTTATATTTTTAAATTTTAAATATTCAGTATTACATATAGGACATTTAGGTCTTTCTATAATGTTATGTTTTATGCAATATTTTCTTTCTGAAAATGTTGAATTTTCAGGTAAAAATTTAGTATTATCAATAATGTATTGATATTCATTTAAAAAATATTTGATATAATATTTTTCAGAATTGTTTCTGATAATCATATTAGTTCCTTTAGTCGGTTTAAAGTGAGAGGAGAACCGACCTCCTCTCATAATATTATTTATAATATATTTTTATGCAAAAGTAAATGGTTTTAATTTACATAATAAAAGAGAGGATATAAAATCCTCTCTTTCTTGTAGTCTTTAGTAAATCTAAAATTAAGATCCTAAAATCCTGAGATTTCCGATTTTCTAAACCAGCCTGAAGTAGCACTTGTAGAACCAGAGAATGGGTTGGCAACCAAACCATATCTTGTTTTAAATGCAATTGCTGGTTGGAATGTCACTGGACTTACAGCTTCATACATTTCAAGTGGAATATATGGGCAGTAAAACATTCCAGCTTCAAGATCTGTTTGACCTTTGTAACCTACGCAAGCAAAGCTTGTTGCAGCATCATTGATATATGGATCCATATAAACTTTGAAACGACCAACTGTTCCTAAGAAAGTATTACCAGCACCATCGATGTCACCTAATGACACTTTTGATGTTTCTAATTTTTCAGCAGCAGCTAATACGTCAGCTAAGTTAGCAGATACGATGAAGAAGTTTCCACGACCAAAACGAATATCGTAATTGATAGCATTTGAATCTTTACCTAAGTTATATACTAAACTTACAGCATCTTCTTGGAACCAACGACCTTGTGAGTCAGCATCTACATCCCAAATACCAGCAGTAGTTGTTGAAGCCATACCTTTTTTAGCATTGATATAAATCTTACGGAATACTTCACGATTGATTTCACAAAGAATTTCGTTTGATAATGTATCTGATAAAAGAGCTTGTGCTTCTAAACCATGAACTGATTTTAAATCTTGAGCCATTTCAACTGAATAATCAGCACGTAATGCTCTTGAAGCAGCAGTAACGGTTACTTTTTCAATACTGAAAGACATTTCGTTCCAATTTGAAGTACCATCACCCAAAGCTTCTGCAGTTGCTGTAGCCATAGCTGAACCAACTGTATAAGCACCTGGAGTAGCAGCTAAAAGAGTAGCTGGAGTATCACCAGATTGTACTGTTTTATCACCAGAGAAACCAGTTAAAGCTTCATCTTTTAAAGCGATATCACCAGTCATTGATGTGTAACGAGCTTTTTCGTAGAAAACAACACCAGTAGGCATGTTCATTGGTTGTACACCAATAACATCATAAGCTACTAAGTTTGGTAGAGCTCTTTTCAACATTTTAATTAAAACTGGATCATAACCAGAAACACCAGTTGTGTTAGATACTGGAGCAGCTTCAAACAATACAGCAAGATTTTCTTTTCTAGCTGAGTGTGTAGCTTGTTTTTGATTTTCTAGCATAATAGCTAAAGTACGGTCTTTATGGCTGTAACCTTTATCTTCAGATGCTTCAAAAATCTTTTTAGCGTCGATAATTTTTTCTTCGCTTATAAGTAATTTATCACTCATTTTATTTTCCTTTAATTTTTTTATTTATTTAAAAAATTGTTAATTCTTTCGTCTAAAGTTGGCTCTTTTATTTCGTCATCTTTAGGTTCTTCTGGAATAACAATATCTAAATCTTTTGTATTATCAGATGGAATTTCTTCACTATCATCTTCTTCAATTGAATCTGCTTTACGATCTAAATCATCAATAAATTGATCATCATTATCGTTGTATTCAACTTCTTCAGCTAATTTGCGAAGTTTAATTCTTTCTGATTTGGCAACACCAGCTTCAACAGCTTCACGTAACATTTTTTGAATGCATGCAGCTTTTTTAGCTTCTTTAAGTTGTCTTTTTAATTGAACTGATTCAGTTACTTTTTGATTAACTTCATCTTTCAATTCATCATTTTCTTGTTTATATTGATCAGCTAAGTTAGCTTCTTCTTCAGTAATATTTAAGTTATATTTCTTCATAAGATCTTTAAAATCTTCAATAAAACCTTCAGCAATTTTAGTTTTGATTGAATTTTCAACAGCTTCTCTATTTTGATCTAGCCATTCATCAGCAACAGAAGACAAATAAGCATCTTGTTTTTCTTCAGATTCTGCTTCGTATAATTTCTTATATTTAGCAAATTTTGATTCCAAAATTTTTACTTGTTTAGCTTCTTTAATGCTGAGAAGCTTTTTAATTTTAGTCTTTACAGATTCGCTTAATTTTTCATCATCAAGTTTGTCGTCTAATTCAGCAGCAGCCATTTCTTCTTCTTCAGATAATTTTTCATAATCTTCTTCAGAATCTTCGGCATCATCTTCAGAATTTTCATCTTCTAAATCTTCAGCTTCATTAGCAACTTCTTTGTCTTTCTCTTCAGCAGGAATTTCTGCAGCTGGAACTTCAGGAACAACTTCAGTGTTAACGATTTCATCGTCTTCAACTTCTTCGTTAAGTTTCTTGAATTTCTTCATTACAGCAATACCTTCTTTGAGTTTAAGCAAATCAAGTTCAGCTTCTTTTTTCATGTTAATTATTTCCTTTTCAGGGTTTACCTTGTAATAAAAAAGCTTCCAAATTTTGGAAGCTATTCATATTATTATTTATAATTTGTATAATTTTGAAAATTATTTTTTGATTTTTGCTAATTTTTTATTTAGTATTTCATTTATCTCAGATACAAATAATAATTTATTATTTTCATTAACTAATTTTTTACCTTCAAGTATAGTGTATGTAATTTCACCATTTGATGATAATTTATTGTATGTATATTTTACACCTTTGAATTGACCTTCATTGATTGTAAAAGTAAGTTTATCTTTGTATGCTTCTGTAATATATTTCATATTTACCTCTTATATAAAATCCCATGTTCCATATCTAATTAGACAATCTAATATGTATGGGTTGCTTGGATCTTGGTTTGTTGTATCTATTTGAATATCATTCATTTGTTCTATAAAACAATTTTTAAATAATATTTGTATATTTTCTTTATCATTATTGTTTAAAATATTTAAAACTATGTCAGACATATTATAATCATAATTACCTGTATCAGTTGGTGCATTCTCATTAATCCAACTTTTAATTTCTTTCAAAACTTGTAAATCTTCATCAACAATTATTGATAAATTTAATGCATTATATGCAATTTTATCTCCAGGAAGTGGTTGATCTCCAAATCTTGTTGCTTGTATAGCTGAGCCAATTGTTATACCAGGAATTTGTATTTTTTGAATAAAAAATTGTGTGGTTGGCAATTTATTGATTGTAATAAAATGTCGACCTTGATAATAATTTCTATTGATTGTCATTTTTTCAAAAATTCTTATAAATATTAATATACTATTATTTATAAATAAAAATAACAAATTAAGAAAAGGAATTAATATGGCAAATTTTATTATTATTGGACAACTTGAAATGGATTTTGATAGCAAACATTATTGTGTTGCTGCAGGATACGAATTGAATCAAGTTGTTACTGATGTGAACAAACAAGAACCTAAATTATCAACAAGAGTTTACATTTACAATGAAGACAAAAAAGATGGTGAATTAGTTAAAGAAGAAGATTTATCAGTACAATTACGTGAAATATCATATATTTATTTAAAAGGTATCTCTGATGGTGCTGCATATTCATTATATTTAGCATCAATTCCAGCTGAATCTGAAGACAAATTAATTACAAATTAGAAACTATTTATTTTTGAATTAAAATAATATATAATTACAAATTAACAGATTATAGTGGTTCTGCTGTGAACAGCTAGGATAGCTGGATAAATTATTAAATTAATTTTTTTAAATCCAGAGGTGTAGTCCGAAACCACAAAGAAAGCTACTCATACCGCACAATGAAAATAATGGATTAATAATCAATATTTTTAAGATAGTTCTCGGTATGAAACTTATACTGTACAAAATTGTAGCAAGATCGTTGCGCTGTGTATATAAGCTTTAATAATAAAAATGACTGAGAGGACAACCCAACTAATGATGCCAAAAGCTAGTTAGAACAGAGGGAAAGCAGATTTATTATTAAAAAACTCACCTACACAACAACATTATCCTTTCTAAACCTACTAAATTATTTAGAATATCTATTTATAGAGAAAAGATAAAACCGCCAGATAAGAGTATGTAAAAGGAGACAGGCTGACCTCCCTTACCATTTAAATAATGGTTATACTTAATTTAGTTAAAAAATTTTATTTTTTATTTTCCTGGTAGGGTAAATACTATAAAAAATCTCTAAGTAAAATAATAAAATAAAATAAATAATAACTATAAAATACTATATAGTTAGATTTAATGGATAGTTATGTTTAATAGATATTTATTAAACCAATACAGTTTATTTTTGTATAAAAGTATATTATAATAATCATATTATAAACAATATATTAATAGTATTTTAATGATTAAAATTAAACCTTATAATGAAATCTTCTATTACATAGATTCTGATTATGAAACTTTAAATAAATTAACTTTTTATTTTAAAGTTAGATCTCCTTCATTCTTTTTTGATCCTCGTTATAAAAATGGAATTTGGGATGGATTCATACAATTATTTAAACAAGATAATCTTTTATACAGAGGTTTATTAAATGATTTAAATAAATTTTGTATTAACAATAATATAGAATTAATTAATGAAGATTCATTTAATTCAATAGATGTAGATGATGAATCTTTAAATTCATTTATAAATGAACTAGATTTATCCACTTTAAATAGACAAACTAATATTCGTTCTAGAATTTCATTCAGAGATTATCAATTAGAATCATTAAAACTTTGTATTAAAAATCAAAAACAATTAATTGAATCTCCTACATCTTCAGGAAAATCTTTAGTTATATATACTTTAATTAGATATCTTCAACCTATATTAAATGATAAAAAAATATTATTAATAGTTCCTGCTATTAATTTAGTTAATCAAATGTATTCTGATTTTGAAGATTATTCATTTTTTAATAGTTGGAAGACTGAAGAAAATTGTTGTAAAATTTATAGTGGTAAAGATAAATCACTTATTGAAACTTCAAACACTTTGATTTCAACATGGCAATCACTTAAAGATTTACCTAAAGAATTCTTCTATCAATTCAAAGTTGTTATATGTGATGAAGTTCAAGGAGCTAAAGCAAAAGAATTAAATAAAATTTTAACATATTGTATTAATTCTAAATATAGATTTGGTTTTACAGGAACAGTTCCAAAAGAACTTTTATTTAAAAAACAAATTTTAGGTATATTTATTAACCATAATGTTGTAACAACTTATGAAGAGTTAAAACAAAATGATTATATAACAGGTATTGATATTAAATGTATACAATTAAATTATGATATATCTCAAGAAAAAAATGTTAAAAGAAAATATCAAGATGAATTAAGTTACATTCAAGGTTCAAATAGAAGACAAGAATTACTTGTAAAACTTGGAACAGTAAAAAATAATAGTTTATTTTTATTTACTAAAGTTGCTAAACATTCTAAATATATTTTTGATAAAATGAAAAAAGATGAAAGACTTAAAGATAAAGAAATATATCTTATAGATTCATCTACTAAAATAAAAGATCGTGATGAAATTAAAGCAAAATTAGAAAAACAAGATAATATAATAATATTATCAACATACAAATTATTATCTACTGGGTGGTCAGTAAATAATTTACATAATATTATTTTTGCAGATCCACTTAAAAGTGATGTTACGATACCTCAAAGTATTGGTAGAGGTTTAAGAACATGTAATGATAAAGATCATTTCAATTTATTTGATGTTGTTGATAAGTTCAATTACACAAATACAGTTTTCAAACATTATAAAGAACGTAAAAAAATGTATGATAAGTTTAATTTTAAAAATAGTTTAACAGTTTTAACAGAAAGTTTGGTTTAGAGATATGGCATATAATTATATAGATAATAAAAAGTTTACAGATGAGATACACGATTTCAATAAAAAGAATAATCCTTTAAAATTTTATAATGAAATTTATGATTTTTATGTTAAGGAAATGGATTGTATTCCAGAGATGAATGATGATTGGTGGAAGATATTTGACATTTACTTTGATTATAGAATGAAGGTAATTACAAAAGCTTTTGATAGGCGAGAAGCAAATATGTTTGCTGGATATGATAAATTGAATCTATCAAAGTTTAAAGATGCTGCAATTCAGGAATTGAATGAATATAAAAAAGTTATGAGAGAATACGATCCAAAAAATGGTTTAAAGAAAACATTAACACCATCAAATTATATTGGACAATGCTTATTAGATATATCAAATAAATTAGCAAGTTCTGGTAAATTTTATCTTTATACTTGGAAAGAAGAAATGATTGGTGATGGTATTGAACAAAGTCTTAGATACATGCATAATTTTTCTAAAGTTAAAACAAACAATGGTGCATTTTCATATTTCTCACAATTAATTGGATATGCATTTATCAGAAGAATTACAACTGAAAAGAAACAAGCCTATGTTAAGTTTCACTCACAAGACTACTATAGAACAATTAGTATGAGTGATTGTATGGAGGATATAACATCTGATTTTGCATTAGACTATATGGATAAATTAGATGATAGTGATTATTTATAAATAAAGATATAAACATTGGAGAATAAAAAATGTTAAAAAATACATTAGATAGTACTATGATGGATGAATATATGAAGGAAGAAGCTAATAGACCAACTTCAATACCATCATCATTACTCAACAAAGAAACTAAAATTATTGTTGAGGAAGTTCAACAACCTAAAGAAGAGGATGATAATGATATGAATAAAAATAAAGGTTTAAGATTTAAAGAACCTGAAATTAAATTTTTAGCTATAGGACATAATGAATACATCAATGTATATAATATATGTTCAGTGACAGTTAGAGGTTTAACAAGTGTTGTAGATAAAATTACAATGAATGATGGACAAGTTAGAACTGTAAACGGTGAAATGAATTTAAAAATTGAAGATTTGTTAAAATAGAAAATATATAAATCAGAATTAAAATAATATATAATATGTTAAAGTGAATAAATATAAGGAATAATTAAATGGCTAAATCAGCATGGTTAGAAAAAGTATTGAAACAATCAAATGCATCTATTGCAGCAGATGAAGAAAATTCAGGTGTAGTTCATAGTTGGATTGATAGCGGTTGTTATATTTTTAATGCATTATTATCAGGTGATATATATAAGGGTTTTGCAGGTAATAAAATTACAGCAATCTGTGGTGAAAAAGCTACAGGTAAAAGTTGGTTTTGTTTACAAGCTGCTAAAGCATTTTTAGATAAAGATCCAAATGCAATGGTATTTTATTACGATAGTGAATCAACACTATCTAAGAAAATGTTAGATGATAGAGATATAGATTCAAGTAGAGTTGTCATTATTGAAGTAACTACAATTGAAGAATTTAGAACATCAGTAAAGCAATTACTTGATGAATATGAAGCAACATCAATCAAAGAAAGAACACCAATTATGTTGGTTTTAGATAGTCTTGGTATGTTATCATCTGCTAAAGAAATTGAAGATATTGCTGCTGGTACAGATAAACGTGATATGACTAAAGCACAACTTGTTAAAGGTACAATGAGAGCTTTGACAGTTCAACTTGGAAGATTAGATGTTCCAATGTTTGTGACCGCTCATACATATAAAGAAATTGGAACAATGTTTCCACAAGATATTCCAGCAGGTGGAGAAGCATTACAATATTCAGCATCCACAATTATTATGTTAGGTAAAGCTCAAGAAAAAGATGGTACTGATATTGTTGGTAATATTATTAGATGCAAAGCATACAAATCTAGATTTACAAAAGAAAAGATGGTTGTTAGAGCTCTATTAAGGTATGATAACGGTTTACAAAAATTCTACGGTTTATTAGATTTAGCTGAAGCTGCAGGTATATTTAAAAAAGTATCAACAAGATATGATGTTAATGGTAAAATGGTTTTTGGTAAAGCTATCAATGAAAATCCTGAAGAATATTTTACAAAAGATATTCTTGATAAAATTAATGAATATGTAAGTCAAACATTCATGTATGGTGCTTCAAATAAAGAATTTAATTTAGAAGAAGTTTTAAAAGGACCTGAATTAATAAATGAGGATATTTAAATGCAAGATTTTTTAGGTAATGAAATAAAAATAAATGATAAAGTTGTTATAGTACAAGATAATAATTTTGCTAAAGGTGTTATTACTAATGTTGGTATTGATACAAACAAACAAGAATATGTTATTGTTTTATTAGATAATGTTAAAACAATTAGTAAGAAAAAATTATCACATGAGGTTGTAAAAATTTAAAATGAGTAGTTATTTTTATAATGTTGAACAATTAAATAATGTTGCAGATCTTGAATTTGAAAATATAATTGAAGATTTAAAAGAAGCACATAATGAAATTAATACATTAAAAGATAAAAATGGATTTTTAGAAGATAAAATTTTAGATCTCAAACAAGTTATATCAAATCTAGAATTATTAATAGAAAATTTAGAGCTGGAAATAAAGGAAACTAATGTTTAATATTGGTATTGTTAGAAATATAAATGATCCACTAAAATCAGGTCGTGTTAAGGTAAACATTATAGGAATTTACAATAATATTACTGATGAAGATTTACCATGGGCTTATGTTTTAAGAACAAATGAATTTTCTATAAATGAAAATGTTGGTTTATCGAATCATAATTTAGTTGTTGGTCAACAAGTTATTGTTGCATTTTTAGATAATAATTTTCAACAGCCATTAGTAATTGGAACAATACCATCAACTGATGATATTAGTACAAATACAAGTTTAACTAAACACACATTGAAAACTAGTTCAGGACATATTATAACAATTGATGATACTGATGGTTCAGAAACAATAAGTATAGTTGATAAAAATTCAAATCAAGTTATAATGAAAGATACGTCAATAACAGTTAAAGCAACTACAGTAAAAATAGATTGTACTGATGGTGAAGTGACTGGAAATTTAAAAGTTGATAAAAATTTAATTGTGGGTGGAAATTCTACAATAAGCGGAACTGAAAATGTAACTGGAGCAATTGTAACTACAGCAACTTTAACAGCTGTAGATTGTATTGCAGGTGCAGTAACATTATTAACACATAAACATGGATTAGTTACTCCAGGTAACGGAACATCTGGACCTGCTCAATAAATAAAAGGAAATATAGATGCAACTATTAGATTTAAATGCTTTATTTTATTTAAAATTATATGGAATACCAGATGAAGAGTTTGGTTTAAATTCTATGCGTTCAGCTATTTTAAATGGAATATTTTTCTTGAATAACAAATTTAAGAATAGATATGGTAAAATGGTAATATGTAAAGATTCAAAAAATAATTGGCGTAAAAAATATTTTGAACAATATAAAGCTAAACGAAAAGAAAATAGAGAAGCTGATGGTAAGGATTGGGTTACAATCTTTAATTATTTTGAAACAATTGTAAATGAAATCAAAGAAAATCTACCATTTATTGTTTTAGAAATTAATGAACTTGAAGCTGATGATTTAATTGCTCTATGCTCAAAGAATTTAAAAGATAATGAGGAACATATTATTTTATCTTCAGATAAAGATATGATGCAACTTTTAAAACTTCCAAATGTAAAACAATGGTCACTTATGAAACAAGAAGATGTTATATATGATCAAACTAAACTAAAAGAATTAATTATTAAAGGTGATAGCTCTGATGGTATTCCAAATATATATTCATCAGATAATGTTTTCTTAATGGAAGGTGTTAGACAAAAATCAGTTACTAAACAAATTCTTGAAGAGTTAGATATAACAAGTTCAGATACAGTTAGAGAATATTTTAATAGTCAATACGATACATTAAAACCAAAAGATAAAGATTTACCTAAAGAAGTTTATGTAAATGAGATTATTAAAAATTATGAACGTAATAATAAACTAATCAATTTTGATTTTATACCATCTGAATATTTAGAAATATTTAAAAAAGCTTTTCTTGATGCTGTTGAACAATCAAAGACTGTTGGTATGAAAACACGTAACTATTTAACAATACATAGACTGACAAGTTTTTATTACAATGAATATAATAATGTAAAAAGTGGATTAGAATAATGAGAAATAAATTATATAAAATTATAGATGAAATTACACTTGCGAAATCAAGTGCCGAATCAATACAACATACATGTTCAAAAGAAAAGGATTTGAAATCATTCTTTGATATAGTTTTTAATGAAAACTATGAATATAGTATACCTAAAAAATTTGTAGTTGAAACAAGATATGTTAGAGATGGTTCCGGTGTTTTAGATTGGTCAGATTTAAAACGTAAACTATATCAGCATTTAATTGTCAAACATGAAGATGAAGAACTTATTGTTAAATTACTTGATAAATATATGGTTGAGTTTAATCAAAAAGATGTTGATATAATTCTTGAAGGTTTAAAAACAAGAAAAATTAAAGGTGTAAATAAAAAAATTATTTTTGAATTGTTTCCTGAATTTATTAAAAGTAAAGTTGAATCAAATGTGTAAAGATTTGAAAGAAGAATTAAGAAAACGTATTTTAATGAGCTATTACAGCAATGAAAGAATCATTGATGTACTTCAAAAAATACAAGAAGAATATGAACTTGATGAATTTGATGTTAAAAAAATAATAAATGAAGACATTAAATCATTAATGTTTAAACAAGAATTTGAGTTGAATAATTTAAAAAAAGTTGAATAGTATATTTTAGATAATAATTAGATTATAATACTTGAATAAATTAGATTATGATTATGTGAATAAAATTAAATAGGAATAAAATTAAATGGATATTTTAGATTTAAAAAAACAAAGTGGTAATAGATTAAACAATTTACAAGAAAAGTTTAAAGGTACTACATATGAAAAAGACGAAAGATTTTGGACTTTAACATATGATAAAACAACAAAAGTAGGAGCAGCAACAATTAGATTTATTGGACCTGCTAAAAATTCAAAAGGTGAAGTAGAACCTCTTGAATATCAAAAATTTCACACACACTCATTTAAAAAGAATAATAAATTTTATATTGAGAATTGCCCTACAACAATTGGTCGTAAATGTCCGGTTTGTGAATCAAATGGTGAATTATGGAAAGCAGATAAAAATAATTATCCAAAAGATCGTAGTCGTAAAACAAATTACATTATGAACATTTTGGTTGTTAAAGATCCTGCTAAACCAGATAATGAAGGTAAAGTATTTTTATATCGTTGTCCAAAAACAATTTTTGACAAAATTCAAGGTCAAATTCAACCACAATATGAAGGTGAAACTCCAGTAAATGTTTTTGATATGTGGAGTGGAGCAAACTTTAAAATGCGTACTTGCAACAAAGGTGAATTTTTAAATTATGAAAATTCAAGTTTTGAATCACCAAGTCCAATTTTTGAAGATGTTAATAATTCAGCTCTTTATGATACATTATGGAATAAATTATATCCATTAGAAGAATTTACTAGTGAAAAATTATTTAAACCTTATGATGAACTTGAAAATAAATTCTTAGATGTTATTAAAGGTGTATCAACATCATATAAAGAAAATCTTGCTAATCATGAAAAAGTGATTAATAAACAAGAAACAGTTTCTGATGATGTTCCTTGGACTGATGCAGTTGAAAATACTAAAGAAGAAGTTTCAGTTGCAACTGAAGATGAGTTTTTTAAAGACTTAGCTTAATTTAAATGTAGGTAGGGATGTAAAAATCCCTATCTATTTATTTTTTAATAAAAACAATATATAATGAATAAATCAATTAATGTGATCGGTGGATAGATAATGAACAGTTTAGAATTTATAATTCTTAGTAATCTTATTAATAACAAAGAATATTTCAACGAAGTTATATCACACATCAGAAGTGAATATTTTGATGGTGAATATAAAACTATCATGAATATAATTAAAAAATATTCTATAGATTATCAAGATATGCCTTCGAAAGAAGTTATCAAAGTTAGTATTGATAATCTATGTGATGCAGATACCGAGGAATATAAAAATTCAGTTGAATTATTAAAAAGTGTTTCCAAACCATTAAATGATATGAATTATAAATGGTTAGTTGAGGAAACTGAAAAGTATTGTAAACATAAAGCTGTTAGAACTGCACTTTATAATAGTATTGCAAAATTAAAAGACAAAGATAAAATCGATGATAATATATTAAGAGAGTTAGAAGATGCTCTTGCAGTTTCATTTAGAAATGATATTGGTTATAGTTATACAGACGATATAGAGTCAAGATTACAATCATACAAAAATCAAATAAAAAAATATAGCACACCTTTAAGTATTTTGAATATAGTTACAAATGGAGGAGTTGAATCTAAAACTCTTAATATTGTAATGTCAAACACAGGTGGTGGTAAAACTGTTTGGTTGACAGATATGGCAATACATTCTATAGAACAAGGTTTGAATGTATTATATGTAACATGTGAAATGTCAGATTTGCAAATATCAAAAAGATTGGATGCAAATGTTCTTGATGTGAGTCAAGATGATTTAGCTGCAATAAATATTCAGTCCACATTAGGTAGATTTGATAAATTAAAAAGTAATGGTAAAGGTCAATTAATTATTAAGGAATGGCCAGCAGGTTCAATAACATGCTTAGATATTAAAAAAGTAATTGATGATTTACAATTAAAGAAAAAAATTGATGTAGATGTTTTAATTGTGGATTATTTAAATTTATTGGGCTCATATAGATACTCAACAAAAAATTCTAACTCATATCAAATAATAAAAGCTGTTGCAGAAGAATTAAGAGGTATTGCAGTTAGGTATGATATTCCATGTTGGTCAGCAACTCAATCCAACAGACAAGCATTCACTACAGATGATATGGATTTATCAAATACATCTGAATCAGTAGGTGTTCCACAAACCGCAGATTTATTCTTAGCATTTATTAATAGTGAAGAATTATCTAAAGATAGTAAAATAATGATTAAGCAATTAAAGAATAGATATGGTGATCCAAATAAATACATGAGATTTACTGCACGTATTGATAGAGCTAAATCAAGAATTTATGATGATGAAACTTTTAGTGGTGATGTTAAAAGTCAAGTACAAAAAGTGATGACAGAAAAATTTACAAATAATAATGTATCTTCATCATCTAAAGATGATATCGATAGTTTATTTAGTTAATAGGAAATAATATAATGAAAGTAACACAAGAAATAATTGATATATTGAAGAACTTCAATGTAATTAATCCAAGTATGTATTTTGATGGTACAAATATTTTGAAAACAAAATCACTAGATAAGACAGTTTTTGTTGAAGTATCAATTCCTGAATTTTTACCTGATGAGTTTGCATTTTACGATATTGGTTCAATTATATCTATGTTATCAAAAGACAATGATATATCAATTAAGACTGAGAAAGATGTTAAAAAAATTATTATAGAAGCTGAAAACTATAATATTAAATATAGAGTTTCATCAATTGAATTAATTAAAGAACGAACATTAAATAGATATAATTTTGATGATATGACTATTGAATCTGATTTTAATTTTTACTTAAATAAGGATCAATTAAAAAAATTAGTAGACATATCAAATAAAATTGGTAATGATATTATTAGAGTAAAATCTATTGATAATGAAAATATCATCATAAGTTCATATACTAAAAAACAAGCAGCTAATGAATTTAATTTAAATGTTAAATGCGACCATATACATTCAAATAATATGTATGATATAGTATTAGATAAGATTAAGTTAATAGATGCCTCAGATTATAAATTTGATATAGGTTTAAGAGTTAATAGCAGTGGTGTAAAAATACCAATGACAAAAATTATTGCTAATTATAATTCTAAAATTGCAGTAAAATATATTTTGTTGACAACATTAGAGGAAGGAAAATAGTATGAAAGGACCATGGGTTGAATTTTACAGACCTTCTAAAATAGAAGATTTAATTTTACCGGAAAAGAAATTAAATATTATTAAAGGTATATTAAATAAAAATAATATACCTAATATGACATTAGCTTCAAAAAATCCAGGAATTGGTAAAACTACAATTGCATTATTATTAGCACATACTATATCTGGCAAAGATAATACATTATTTATTAATTGTTCATTAGATAGAAATATCGATACAGTTAGAAATGAGATGTCAGAATTTGTTTTCTCTGGTTCAATGGAAGGAACAAAAAAATGTATCGTGCTTGATGAAATCGATTACAGCAACCAAAATAGCACACAGCCAGCGCTAAGAAATTTTATTGAAGAATTTTCTAATAATTGTTCATTTATTTTTACCTGTAATTACCCTGAAAAAATTATTGAACCTTTATTATCAAGATGTCCAATTTTCAATATTGATGCAAATACCACTGATGAAAAAAGACAAGTAGCATATAGTATATTATCAAGATGCAAATATATCTTAGATACTGAAAATATTGTATATGATGAAAAAATATTACCACCATTAATCAAAACTTATTATCCGGATATTCGTAGAATTATTAATGAATTACAAACATATTCTATGACTGGTTCAGTTACATATAATGTGATACCAAATGAATTTAATTTACAGGATAATGATATTAATGAACTTTTAAATATTATGAAGTTAAAAGATTTTAATAGTTTAAGAAGATGGGTTCATAATAACTATGAAAAGTCAGACATATATATTAGAATATATGATGAAATGTATAATGTTATAAAACCAGAATACAAAAATGATTTCATATTGACTGTTGCAGATTATAATTACAAATCATCAATTGCAACTTGTCCTGAAATTACATTAGCTGCATTAGTAACTGAGATAATGTCAAAGGGTGTATAATGAATCTTTTAGATTTTATTAAAAGTATAGTAACCAAAACTAAAGTAAGTTCATTAGAAGGTTATTCACAATATGCTCTAAATTTATATTTTTCTAAATATAGAAATTGTTTATTTGTGATTAATGCTTTAAACAGTCAAACTAAATTAACTGATAAAATGCATTATGATTTTTTATTTGAAAATATACCTTATGGTTGGCAAAAGAAATTAGAGTATGATGATATTAAAACGACTAAAGATGATGAACTAATAATGAAAAGATATAATGTTGATTGCAAAAGAGCCAAGGAATATTTAAAATTTATTACAACGGATGAATTGATTGAATTAAGACAATATTATGAACTAGGTGGAAGAATTGGAAAATGATTGAAATAGAAAAATTAACAGAAATTAAATTATTAAAAGATTTTAATTTGATTCGTGAAACATTAACTAGAATTGGATTAGGGAATGTTAACAACAAAGTTTTATCTCCATCTTGTTACTTATTACATAAACAAGGAAAATATTATATTGTTCATTTTAAAGAATTAATGATGTTAGATGGAAAGACAACTACATATGATGAACATGATAAAGCAATAAAAAATTATATCGTTAGAAAATTATCAGAATTAAAATATATTGATTTACTTTTAAAACAAGATAATATAAAATATGCAACAAGAGAAGAAATTATTTTTTTAAAATATAAAGATAAAGCTGATTGGAATATAATAAATAAATATACAATTGGAAAAGATCATGGAACAAACTTTAATAGGTAAATTATGAAGATATTAATTATTGGTGATGAACATGCAGGTATAGGAAATGGCAATCCTAGAATGTTAAAACAACAAGAAGATTTTTACAATAATCTTGTTATACCAACATTACAGGTTGAAAAAATTGATATGATTGTTTCATTAGGAGACAATTTTGATAAACGTTCAACTATAGATATAAATGTATTAAATGAAGTTAAAAGATTTGCTTATGATAAATTAAAAGATTATCCATTATATATTATTGTTGGTAATCATAATTTATATTATAGAAACACTGATAAATTAAATAATATAATAGTGTTAAATGAATATGATAATATTCATATTGTTGATAAACCAATTACAGTAAATAATGTTGATTTAATTCCTTGGGTGTCAGAAGAAAATAAAGCTGATGTTAGGGATTTTATATTTACTTCAAATTCTAAATATTGTTTTGGTCATTTTGAATTCAATGGTTTTCCTTTTGATAAAACAAGAATTGCTGAAGTTGAAGAAAAGATAACCCAATCAAGTTTTAAAAAATATGTAAAGGTTTTTTCTGGTCATTACCATACACATTCAGAAAAAAATAATATAATATATACAGGTGCACCATATCAATTAACTTGGATAGATTATGATGATGAAAAATTTATTTATATATTAGATACAGAAACAGATGTTATAGCTATTAGAAAAAATAATGACATTTTATTTAATAAATATAATTATGATGAAGCATTAAAATTAAATAGAGACCAAGTAGAAGGTAAAATTATTAAAGTAATCTATGATTCTAAAATAACAAAGGATGAAGTTAATAGTCTTGCAAATAAATTAAATGAATTGAAACCAGAAAATCTTTTAATGATTTCAAATAACATTGATAATATTAAAGATGTTAATTTAAAAGATTCATTAGATGAAGGTGTAAGTGTTTGGGATAACATTGATAAATACACAAAGACAGCATATATTGATGAGAATGAATATAAATCATTAATATCAATTCTAGAAACTAGTTATAAACAAAGCATAAGTGAAGAAGAATGAGAATTAAATTTTTAAATGTATCATGGAAAAATTTTCTATCATACGGTAATTATGATACTGAAATACAACTTGATAAAAATCAACTAACACTTATTCAAGGTAAAAATGGTGGTGGTAAAACTTCTATCATTCAAAGTATACATTTTGCATTATTTGGTAAAGCACTAAACAAAATAAATAAATCTGCCTTAGTAAATAATAAGAATAAAAAAGGTTGTGTTGTAAGATTAAAATTTTCTATTGCAAATGATATATATCTAATAGAACGTGGTATTAAACCGGATATTTTAAATGTCTGGAAGAATGATAAATTATTGGATATGAATGGAGATTCAAGAGATTTTCAATCATACTTAGAGACAAATATTTTGAAATTAAATTCAAAAAGTTTTAATAGATTAATATGTCTTGGTTATGATTATGTTAAATTTTTTGAACTAGGTGCAGCAGAACGTCGTGAATTTATTGAATCAATTCTTGACTTAACAGTGTTATCAAAAATGTCTGAAAAAATTAAAATAATGAATAAAAAAGATTCAGATGATATTATTCAGATTGGTAATTTAAAATCTATTAAAGATAATAATTTAAGAATATATAGTCAACAATTAGATGAAGCAAAACAAAATACTGAAGAAAATATAAATGATTTGAATACTCAAATTGATAAATTAATTCTTGAAAATAATGAATTTCAACTTGACGATATAAAGTTTAAAAAAGAATTAGATACTCAATATGATTTAAAAAATGAAATTGAAAAGTTGATAGAAAAAGATAATAAAATTATCAATGATTACAGTAAATTGTTATTTGCTGGTCAAACACGATTGAAAGATACTAATAAAGATTTAGAATTTTTTGAACACAATTTAACATGTCCAACATGTGGTAGAGATATAGATAAAGAATATGTGAATAAACAAATAGATAGATTATCTATAAATAAAAATAAATTATTAAATAAAATTAATGATATTAAAATTGTTGTTGACACAACTAATGAAAACATTTCAATAAACAAAAAAGCACTCAATGTTTATCAATCAAAAATTAATGAATTAAATAATGATATTTCAAACATAAATTATAGAACTAATATAAATTTAAATAGAATAAAAGAATTAAAATCTAATATTGATAAAATAAAATCAAATAATAAATTAGATGAATTGAATAAAAATGTTGAAGATAATAAAAGAGAATCTGGTGAGTTGAAAGTAAAATTAGATAAACTTACAATGAATATTAACAATTATAAAAAATGTTTATACGTATTATCAGAGACAGGTGTTAAGAAATCTATCATTGATAACTACATTGAAGTTATAAACAATTTGGTAAATCAATATTTAGTTAAATTTAGTTTTCCTTTTAGTTTTTATATGGATAATGAATTCAATGAAACATTGTTACAAGATTTTAGAGATCCAGTAACATATGCAAATTTAAGTGCTGGTGAAAAAAGTAGAGTTGATATATCATTAATTATAACTTGGAATATAATTGCAGGTATGAGAAATAGCATATCAACAAATTTATCTTCATTGGATGAAATTTTTGACGCGAGCCTTGACGATAATGCTATGGGTGATTTAATAAATATATTAAAAGAACAAAAAGATAAAAACATATTTATCATTTCACATAAAGAAGTTGCTAATATGTTTGATAATATAATATTTGTAAACAAAGAAAAATTTGGATTTAGTTCCATAGAGGTGAAATAGATGATAAAAAATTGTTATTTTAAATGTAAAAAATGTGGTATAATTAAATGCACATACATGGATGATCAATATGTATCCAACATAGAAAAATATCAACGTTGTGATAGTTGTGAGAATGAAGATGCTAATTTAATATATGTTAAAGATTATGTACCTGAAATAGAAGAATTATCTGTAAAAAATGAAGTAATGGATGATAGAAAATTAAATAAATACAAATATAAAGATAGTGTTTATAATGATAAAGTTGAAGCTATTAATTATACATATAGAAAAGGATTAAAATAATGATAAATGAAAAAACTTTTTACGGTGAAGAACCAAAATTTAATCATGAATTATCTAAAACTGAAATGATTAAAGCTATGAATTGGTATAATTATATGTATGATGTAAAGCAAACAAAAACTCAAGTTATTAAATATTATAAAAATCATAGGTTAGATTCAAAACATATCAAATCTGTAAATGAAAATAAATTTACAAACACATTCAATATATGTACAATTATCAATAATGGTGGTATAATTCCACAAGAACATATAGATTATTTAAAATTGAAATTACAAGAATTAGAAAGTAGTGATGAAGATATTAATGTTGATGAAACTATAAAAACACAATCAACTATCCAAGATAGAATTAAAAATAAAGCAGCAGATATTTTATCACAACTAGAAGAGTATATTGACAGTCAAACTGAAATAAATTTTTATGATGAATTTCTTAAATTAAATATTTCTAATCAACTAGCAAATTCTATTATAAATAGATATAGAGATGAATTGGAAGAAATAAATTTAGCAATTAATAAACAAGATGATCAATGTGTTGAAACATATAGTCGTCTCAGCAATAAAGAATTAAAAGCTTTAAGAGATTATATACAATCTATTGTTGATGCAGCAAATCAAATTAAAAATAGAACATTGAAGATTAAAAAAGTTAAAGCTAAAAAACCAATGAGTAGAGATAAATTAATTTCTAAACTTAAATATAAAGTTGAAGATAATAATTTAAAATTAATTTCAATTAATCCGGTTGATATACTTGAAAAAGAACAACTTTTCATATATAATATTGAGAAGAGAATATTAACAAAGTATGTAGCGGAAACTAATTTCAGACTAGGTGTTAAGGGTACTACAATAGTAAACTTTTCAGAATCAAATTCTTATTCTAAAAAAATAAGAAAACCTGAAGAATTTTTTAAAGACTTTAAAAAAGCAAATAAAGAATTTGAAAAAAACTTTATAAATATTAAAGCTACTAAGGCTTCAGTAAATGGCAGAGTATCTGCCGACTGTATAATTTTAGGATAAGGAATAATAATGAAAGTAAGTAATAGCGATTTGTTCGCTGAATATCAACAATTATTAAATGATAATGATGGTAAAGATTTAACTAGAAATGATTATAGAAATAAGAGTGTTTTTAAAAATTCATTTATGAATAATTTTGATACATATGGAGATTTCATTGATTCATTTTATGAAGAAAATTCAGTTATAAATATTAAGTTAGAAGATAAGGTTGATATTCAACCTACAAGTTTTGAAATAGATTATGAAAAATTAGATTTGATTTCAGCAAAGAAAGTTTTATATAAACAGAATTCAAAAATTGCATCATTAAGTAGAGATAATAAATTATTAACAGAACACTTATCAAATGAAGATGAATTTATCAGTAATATTGCTGATACTGTTGCTAATAATATTAATGTTTCTCGAAAACCAATTACATACAAATGTCAAAGGAATTTTAAATCTGAAGATGGAACATTGTTATTACATATTAGTGATGCTCATTTAGGTGAAGTAGTTAACAATGGAAATGGAATAAATGATTATAATACTGAAATTGGTTTAACAAGAATTCAATATTTGTTTGATGAATATGTTAGTATGTTAGAGCAATCAAAATATAATGATGCTCATATCTTAGTTAATGGGGATATGATTTCAGGTTCAATTCATGATGAACTTGAAAGAACAAATGATCTCACAGATACAGAATGCATTATAAAATTATCGAATGTTTTAATTGAAAATATAATTAAAGTTGCTGAAGTTACAGGTGAATATGGTCGTGTTACAGTTGATATTTTAGTTGGTAATCATGCTAGAACAAAAATTGGTAAACCATACGTTAAAAATAAAATTAAAGATAATTGGGAATATTTGTTAGGTATGATTGTGAAATCATATTTTGATAAATCTGAAATGAAAAAAATTGAAATTTGTGTTCCTGATACTTGGTACAAATTAAGATATATTTCTGGTGTTCCAATTTTACAAACACATGGAGATTGTTTAGGTGGTTCTGGTGGTGGTTTTCCAGGTTTACCAATTGCTGGTTTAGCACAAAAAGCTGCAAAAATGTATGGTATAATGCAATCATTAGAAGATTACGGTTATCAAGAAGTTGGTAAGTTTGATTATGTATTAGTTGGACACTTCCATAAAACAGCAACAATACCTTTATTCAATGGTGGTAAAATGTTTGTAAATGGAACTATTAAAGGTACTGATGAATATAGTCTAGGTAAGATGACAAGTCTTGCTGATTGTGAACAAACTGTCTTTAATATTAAAGATGGTGAAATTAAAAGTGTTAATTATATTAAAGTTGGAGAAGTATAAATGAAAATAAATAAAGATTTTGTATATGTTAAAATTGATAGAGTACGTAAGGAAAATGATTTTGGTTTAGTTACGGATACACCAACTGAAGAATATTTATGTTCAGGTACTGTATTAAAAGATTTTCGTAAAATTTATATGCAACCAATCAACCCAACTGTTGTTATTCATGATATTGATGATTCAACTGAGATGTTAAGAGAAGGTGAAAAAGTTTGGTTTTTAAAATCTAAATTTTATAGTACACATATTGATGATAATGTATTAATAAAATGGGAAGATGTATTATATGCAGAATAAAGAAGAAAAAATAAAATCAAAAGATTTATTATTAAACCAAGATACAAATCAGATGTCAGTTGGTAAAGTTAAAGAGATGTCTAAACACCACAAAATTATTTTAAACACAGGAACTGGAGATTTTAGATTATCTATTATGGCTGGTGAGTGGTTAGAACATAATGCTGATGAACAAACTAGAAACAATGCTCGTAAAGCATTAGGTGCACTAACAAGATTATTTAATTTAGCTGATATAGGTCAAGCATATACATTGTTATATGGAACATTATCTGAAAGAAAAAGAAGTGATCCACTTTTAATAAATTGTATAGAATTACTTGGTGATAAAGCATCATACAAACCAGATAATAAAAGTAAATCATTTTATGATAAAGCTAAATTATTTATAAAACCAAATACAACTATTGAAGGTTGTAATTTGAAAGTTATTGAATTTGATTCAGATGTCTTTAAAATTAGTGTATTACCTAACGGTCATGAAGTTCTTGAGACTCCTGATAATATGGAATGGGAGACTTGGGATGCTTGGCAAAAACAACAAAGATATTCAGATCAAATTTGTGAAGTATCAGAAGAAGTAACAAAACAAATAAATGAAAAAATTATTAATAAAGCGAAGGAAGTATTAACTTATGAGTAAATATACAACAAATGTAGAAAAAGATGTATTACAAGTATTAAAAGATGGTATTGATACAGTAGCTAATGCTGTTAAATCAACACTTGGTCCATCAGGTAAGAATGTAATGATTGAAACTTTATCAGGTCCAATTATCACTAAGGATGGTGTTACTGTTGCACGTGCTATCACATTAGAAGATAAAACTAAAAATTTAGCAGCAAGTTTAATTAAAAAAATTGCAGGTAAAACAGTTGATGAAGCTGGAGATGGTACAACAACAGCAACTTTACTTGCTCAAAGTTTATTCAATGAAGGTTGTAAAGTTTTACCTTATACTAATAATCGTATTCAACTTAATAAAGATATCGAACGTAATATTGGTAAAGTTATTGACATCATAAAATCTCAATCAAAAGAAGTATCTATTGATAGTGATGATATCACTAATGTTGCAACAATATCTGCAAATGGTGATAAGGAGATGGGTAAAACCATTACTGAAGCATTTAGATTAGTAGGTAAGAATGGTATTATTTCTGTAGAAGAAAGCTCAAATAACGGCTATAGTGTAGAAAAATCTGAAGGTCTTCAAGTTGAATGTGGTTTTGTACATCCATATTTTATGACTGATACAAGAAAGCTTGAATGTGAATTTAAAAATTCATTGGTAATGTTGTTTAAAGGTGAGATTGGTTCATTCAAAGAAATTGAAAAAATGATTGGTTATGCTTTTGAAAAAGGTAAACCTATTGTAATTTTTGCTGATGGTTTCTCAGATAATATGGTTGAAATCACACTTACAAATAGAATGCAAGGTAAACTACAAATTTGTTTAAATAAAGTTCCAGGTTTTGGACATAATAAAGATGCAGTATATAATGATATTTCTGCAGTAACAGGAGCTTTTATTTTTGGTAAAGGTGATGATTTATCTAAATATATTCCAGAAGCTTCATTAGGTGTTGTTGCTAAAATCAATATTAATAGAAATGTAAGTAAAATTGTATCGATAGATAATCTAGATAAAACTAAATTCAACGAAGTGGTTGCACAAATCAATACTATGATTGAAGAAACTTCAAACAAAACTGAAAAATCTAGATTAAATGAGAGACTAGGAAAATTACTTGGTGGTGTTGCAATTATAACTGTTGGTGGTGCAACAGCAATAGAAATACATGAAAAGAAAGATCGTGTTGATGATGCTGTGTGTGCAACTCGAGCTGCATTAGAAGAAGGTATTCTTCCGGGTGGTGGTGCAACATTATATAGAGCATCATTAAAATTAGAAGATGATGGTACTGAAGGTTATAGAGTTGTAAGAGAAGCATTAAAATCACCATTAAAAACATTATGTTCTAATTGTGGTTTATCATTTGAATATGTAGATGCATTATTAAAAAATCAAAATCATTCAGATGCTGGTTTAGATTTTTCTAAGAGCAATTATGAATTAGTAGATTTGATGAAAAACGGTATCATTGATCCAACTAAAGTAACTCGTGTTGCATTAGAATCTGCAAGTTCAGTTGTAGGGTTATTATTAACCACTGATTATACAATCACATTGAATGAAATATTAGATCAAGATAATATTGTTTAAGGAGAGTTTAAATGGAGGAAAATTTAAACAAACTTAAAGAGATTCTTGTTGATTCAGATTGCAAGCAATGTCAAAAAATTATTGAATTATTTGATAGTTTATTAGATGATGCATTGACAGATGATTTTTTCGGAAGCTCAGGTCAAAACGATCCTCGTGGAGATCAAAGAGATGCTCATGATTTGTTTTATGAAAATAATGAAGATGATGAAGGTGCAATGTTTGACCCTGATCTTAATGGTGTTCATATAGAGTCTGTTGATGATGCAATTATGTCGATCGATTCAATTATATATAATATTGAAGACCATATAGGTCTTGAGGATTATCTTGAACCACTTTTTGACAAATATTGTAAATCCACAGATGAAAATTTATAAATAATAATGTAGAGTATAATATTCTACAATTCCTTCTTCTTGATGGAGAGTCTGGCGGCTCTCCATTTATAAATAATAATATATTAAAGGAATAAATTATGGTTAAAAATATTCATTTCAACTTCACTTCATACACAAATGAACAGAATCTTTTAAATAAATTAAAAGGTGAAGCAATAAACATATTCGGTCAAAATATGTACTATATCAAGAGAGATGCAGTAGATGAAAATACCATATTAGGTGAAGATTTATTTCAAGAATTTAAGGATGTCTATGAAATTGTAATGTATCCTGAAAACACTCAAAGCTTTGATGGTGATAAGGATTTCCTTGCTAAATTTGGTTTTTCAATTTCAGATAAAAGTTCATTTATGGTTCATCAAGATGAATTCAAAAAAATAACAGATATGGATAGACCACTAGAGGGTGATTTGATATTTTGGCCAGTCACTAAAAGAGCATTCCAAATAACATTTGTAGACTATGATGCTCAATTTTATCAAATGGGTAAAAACTATGTGTGGAAATTAACATGTGAATTATGGAAATACAGTAATGAAAACATTGAAACAGGAACTGAACTTGATGATGTTAAATTAGAATATTTCAATGCAAACAATTTAGATAATGCACCTCAATCAGACAATGCTGATATTATAACTGAAGCAGCAAAGATTGAAGAAACTGATACTATTGATTTTGATCCTGCAAACCCATTTCAAAGTACATTTTAAATAGATGGTTGATAAATTATTTGATGAATTAAATATATGTTTAAAAAATTCTTATAAAGAAAGAACATATAAATTGCATCATATTAAAATATATAATTATATTTTGAATAATACTAAATTCTTACCAGAAGATGCTTCTTTTAGTGAAAGAAAGTATTGTATTAAAAATAACATTACAGAAAGACCTAAATGTATAATTTGTGGTAAAGAAATAACATACACAACACTATATAATAATACATGCTCTAATGAATGCTACTTAAAATATAAATCATTACAATCAAAACAGATGCATTTAAATAGAAGTAGTAATGATAAAAAATTGATACAAAATAAAATTAAATTAAAATTTATAGAAAAATATGGTGTTGAAAATCCATTTCAAAGTCAAATTATCAAAGATAAAATTAAACAAGATAATTTAAAAAAGTATGGTTGTGAACATTATCAATCAACAGATGAGTATAAGAAAAAAACTAAACATACAAATTTAGAGAGATATGGTGTTGAAAATTATGCTCAAACTGATATGTTTAAAAAATTATATACTAGTGAATTTATAAAAAATAGAGATATAAAAAATAAACAAACATGTTTAGAGAAGTATGGTTTTGAAACACAGTTACTAGATAAAAATATACAATCAAAACGATATAATACTATGAAGCTTCATAACAGTTTTAATAAATCAAAACCTGAAGATAAAGTTTATGAAATATTATTAGAAAAATATAAAGGTGTTCAAAGACAATATAAAAGTGAAAAATATCCTTTTAATTGTGATTTTTATATTCCAAGTTTAAAATTATATATTGAATATCAAGGTTTTTTTTCACATGGTGGTAAATCTTATGTAAATAATAGAGATAGTGAACAGTTAGAAAAATGGAAATCAAAA